AAACGCTCCTGCTCCTATAGCTCCTGCTCTAACTCTGTTTCTTTCCATGTCTGCTTGTCTGTTTATATCGGCAGTCGTGGTATCTATAACCTCTTGTGTGTAGGGGTTCATAAAATCTTTGTACGATTGAGGATCAAACGCACCAGTGGTTCCACCCAAAGCATCGACACCTTTTCCATATGCACCCAAAGCATCTTGGTAAACACCGATACCTTCGTTTAAAGTCTTGGCTCCAGCATCCATCATAGGCTGGTACGCACCTACGTTTTGCATACCCATTTGAAGAGCTTTTAACTGAGCCGGAGTAAAGCCAGCTAACTCAGCCGATGGAACGCCTGCTAGGAGATCTTTCTTCCCTTGCTCAGAAACAGAAGCGAGAAAGTCTTTGTAGAACTTTTCTTGGTACTCAGGTAGAACAGTTTGGGATTGATTGAGGTAGGTTACGTCCGCTGGATCAGCCATTACGCTCTCCCTTCTAAGTTATTCATCATCTTATACATCTCTGCGGCTCCTCTAGCACGGTCTCCCATCCCCGCACCTCTTACCGCATCCTCAGTCATAACAAATTCACCGTCCGAGAGGCGAGCTTCTTGTACCGGTCCACCATCTTGATAGATCATAGCGGGTATAGAGTCACTGGTTCCTGAACCAGGACCCTCAATATATCCACCATCTTTCATGCCATATATAGGTTGACCAACGTAATCAGTTCTTTCCCCTGTGTTCATTGTATATCTTTGTTCGGGTGTTAAGGTATCTATCCCACCTTTTTTCTCATTAGCAAGAAGCGCGGCTAGTACTAGATCGCCACCTTTACCACCAAGCATATCACCTAATGCTCCTAAACCTCTTCCTCCACCAGCGGTCTCAGTAGAACCAGTAGCAGCTCCACCTATAGCCGCCGCAGCTTGGTCTTGTGCACCCGAATTAGTAAACATTTTTGCGAACATACTCGTCTTGCTTGGATCACCACCCGCCATCATTCCTGCCATGTTCATGGCTCCCGGTGCAAGAGCCCCGATTCCAAAACCACTTAGTGCTCCAGCAAATCTATTGTCTTCATTTAAAGCAGCTCCTGCTAGAGCTCCACCTATTTTGGCTCCCATTGGACCGCCCACCATACCACCAATTATAGCACCGATTCCTGAACCTAGTAGATCTTTGAAAACACCCATGACAAATCACCCTTCATTTTTCTCGTGTAGTTTAACCGTTTTTTTATGAAACAGCAACTGTTACTGTTCCTATTGCTCCTGTTCCAGCCGATCCTGCACACGCAGAGACATTTGCTAGAGTTATTTTAACAAATCCATTCACCTCGTACAACGCTCCAGTCTCTAAACCAACGTCATTATCAGACTGAAGATTTGTAAGAGTTAGGACTGTTGCTCTTAGACCACCTGGGTTCTGCATTTGAGCTAGAAAATATTCTAATGCTCGAATTAAATCCGTCATGTATCCTACATCTACTTGCCCGGCTGGTGTAGGAAGTCGAGGGAAAGGAGTTACGTTTGTTGCCATTATCTTCTACCATCTTGACGTAACTCAATCCTCGGAGAACCAAGTCTCCATCTAACTCCAAGTGCAGTTGATCCTATTTTAAAAGCAAAAGACCTACCTCTTAATCGGATGTCGGCCTTGGTTGTAAATTGTTCAAAAGGCACAGTAGTTGTTGATATTGCAGAAGAAGTCACAGCATCTGTTTCAGCTTGTCCATAGGAACTACCAGGATAATCCTGCATACTTAGTGTCATACTCGCACTCGGAGTTCCTCCAGTGGATCCTTGAAAAGTAATGTCAGGAATAATCTTATTTATAAACATAAAGCGTTCCCCTTCACCAACGTCTATGGGACTAGCCTCAATGGAAGAAGTCATTGCAGAACCATCAGCATCGTATCCAACTTCATGGTTGTATAGATACCCATCTTGCGCCCCGATAGGATATTGGAAAATACCTCTGTCTATGAACGCGGTTCTATCTAACGTACCATAATACCAAACTGCCTCCGAATAGTTATAAGTAACGTAAAGATTATTCTGACCATTGCCGCCATTAGCGACAGAGTTAGTGTCAGAACAATAAAACCAGGTTACTTCTGAAAACTCTGCGTTATGAGCTGCGAACACTTTATCCTTTTGAGTATAGTCAAAATCAAAGAATACTTTCTCCTTGACCATACAAGGGAGCTGTTTCGTTCCACCTTCGTAGAGATAAAAAGAATCTTGCCCCATCCAGAATACAGCGTCCTCAACTGCAACGGCGGCGTTAGGTCCCATGATTGTTATGCCCGTGGACAAAGGTTGAATACCAAAAGAGAACGGTGCGCCCAAGAACTGCATGGAATGCAACGTACTATCAGTGAAGATTACGATCTCTCGTTTCGTTTCTATCGCTGTAACAAAAGTTGATCCGCTACCTATTCTTAGATCTCCCGCCGAATTGGTTGGTACCGGAGACCAGTCTGTTAAAGACTCTGAGCTAGAGAACCGTATGAGCAAAGGATCTTGGACCGCAGTTCCAATAGTATTGGTGCCAAACGCTATCACATGTCTAGAGTTATCGGAAACCATTACTTGTTTTGCAATGGTAGGAGCATTATTAGCTCCAGCTACATCAACCAAGTTTACTGCTCTAGCAGCTACTCCACCACTTCTGTCCCAATAGTATATCGCTCCGTCTCTTAGATTAATCAACAGATCTTCTCCAAAATTGTCTTGGTTCCAAAGAGCTAACTCAGTAGCAACTCCTAGGCCGAAAGACGATCCCCAAGTACTACGACCCCAGGTGCTAGATCCCCAACCAGAGCCACCAACTTGAGTATCTAACCCACAATCTATTTGATATGCGGCAACGGTGCTTCCGCCGCCATTGCCTGAGTCACTGGAGTTGCCCGTAGCTGATATATTTATAGTATAGGTGCTGGTAGTTGGAACAGTTTGTACTTCAAACTCTTGATTAAGTACCGCAGCCGTAACATTGCCTCCTAGAGAGGCGGCGTTACTAAATGTAACAAAATCTCCAGGGTTAACTCCATGTGTGCTGTCTGTTACGGTAGCTACAGTAAAGCCATCTCCCACGGAAAAGGTTGCTGTTCCAGTAGTGGTACTCCTGATTGGAGTAATGTCATTAAAAGCATCTCCTTCCACCACATAAAATTTTATGTTGGTTCCAACGCCTAAAAACTTAGTGCTGTCTAATGCTGTCCAAGGAAACAAACTTCTAGCTGATCCCAGATAGGTGTTCAAAGTATTCTTCACCCAACCCCCTATCTTCTCAGGAAAGCCTAGTCTGAAGCGCACCTTATCGCTGTCTACCCAGCCACCCTCATTTGTATACGAAGTTACATCTCGATTGACACCAGGTTTATATCGTAGCTTTTGTAGTGGCATTGATTATCTCCGTCCAATTACCCTAAGTTATAGTACCACCTTTTTAATTGTAAATAAAGAAAACTATAGCTTTAATTCTGATAAACCTTGGGTTGAACCTATATTTCCTTTTACAAAAACATTAAAAGCAAGGCTCATTCTTGTATTTTTACCTTTTTTAGTTTCTACGCTATGTTCTAAAGAAGATGGAAAAAGAATTATATCTCTTGTTTTAACAGAGTAAGTCCAAAGAGAAGAGTTAAATACATTATAACAATCGTCTTTAGTGTCTATTGTAATAGTTTGATATTGTTTTGGTCTATAAAAAATTATTGAATCAAGGTCTATATCTGCATTTAAATACAAAACTCCTGAAACTAAAGAGTTAGGGTGAGAATGTTTGTGATGAAATTGATTTTCATCTGTGTAGTTAATCCACGATTGAGTTATATAAGGTATTACATCTGTTTTTGAAGCGTATACTTGATCAAAGTAAACATTAATATGCTCCATTATTCTTTGCTTCAGAGGCATTAACTTTTTATTATTTAGTGTGTATGTATTAAGTGTATTTGAATTTCCAACATTTTTACGAGTTTCTTTTTGACAATCTTTAAAAACTTTTAATTCAGAATTTGTGTAAGCTCTTCCAATAGAAGATCTATATATAGGCGTACAAAATAACCCATCAATATTAGTTTTGTGATCCATTTTACCGTTCCTAAATTTGTTTTAATATTTCTTTGTGTATCCTCTTTTGATTTCCAGAGTTAACAAACATTTCGTACAATTTTGTAAAAGGTGTTTTTGGTAAGAAGTTTTTAACATTTGTATTTGCTGTAGCTATTTTTTGAATTTCTGGTGTCATATGAAATCGTTTTAATTGTATATTTTCTTTTCTGTGAAACTTAACGTAATACAGAGGATCACCTCTATTAAAGACAATGTCCTCTAGTTTAGTATTTATTACTGCAAAACTTGTGGGCCTAAACCACCTGTGTATGTTAAATGACCCAGTACAAACAGGCATATGTGATATTTTAGTTTTGTGATAATTAGGATTTAAAATTTGCATGTTTGTATCTTCGGTAGCATAAAAAATATTTCCGAAGTTGCCGGGAAAAAATTGGGGCATGGTTTGAACGTATTTGTCGTTGTCTCTATTTATAGTAACATTAAGAACTTTGTTAAAGTTTTCTTGCTCTAAGGCCACGGATTTTATAACCCAACCTCTAGTTTTATCAAACGATGCTGAAATATATAAAGGAGATTTAATAACAAACGTATTTTTTATTTCTTGAGAAAAAGAATAACATTTAAATAATTCTTCTTGCTCAGTTCCTTTGTACAATTTTTTTAAATTTTGAAGTAAAGGCTCTGGTTTTAGAGAAACTAAATTTTCAGTTTCTCCTTCCCATGTAGTGTAATAAACCATTATACCCCTCCCAAGGTTAATTAATTCATAATTTATTTTTTAAATAGCTACCCAAGATAGTGAATCCTCATCCCAATCATATTTTTGTGCGCCCTCAGCAGGATTGTCACCAGCAGGATTAGGAGTTGGTGCTTCCCAAAGGCAAGTTGTCTCATTTAAAGTGTGAGAAGGATAAGGCTTTGCCATATAGAAAGCATCTCTAACAGAATCGTAAACGCCACCTATATTAGCATAATTTTTTCTAAAAGGAGTTCCACTTGCCAAATGTACATTTGCCCTTGTGTTGTACGAAGTTTTTTTCCAATTTGTGTCTGATCCCCATAAAGATTTGCAAAAAGCAATTCCTACAGCTTCTGATTCATTCCCATCACCATCCAAAGTATCGCTATCCGCAATAACAACAATAGTAAGTACAGTTGAGTTTTCATCTAATTGTGCATAATGTGCCATTAAAAACCCTCAATTTTGAAATTTATATTTTACAATAACAATGCCAGAACCGCCTGTGCCGTTAGATCCACCACCGCCAGTATTTGCAACCGCATTATTTCCGGGATCTGCACCACCGCCAAGACCGCCTGATTGACCGCTCGATCTCATTCCTGCACCACCGCCACCAAAATAAACACTACCGCTACTCACTTCTCCAACAGATTCATTTGCCGCGTTTGTAGCATTTATAACATCCGTAGTTCCTCCGATACCACCACTACCGCCTCTATTTGTAGGAGCATTTTCGCCAACCGCGCCTTTTCCTCCGCCTCCACCGCCACCTTCTCCCGGCTGTTCAGCGTAGCTTGTACCGCCATTATTACCTTGCCCAGAAATACCTGTACCACCTGATCTTGTTTGGTCGCCACCGCCACCGCCGCCTGACCCACCATTTGCTCCAGTTGTCGCGTAGTTTCCGCCTCCACCGCCACCTGTGTTAGTCGTACCAAAAGCCACAGTATTAGATCCAGTTCCAGAAGAATTTACTCCACTTCCTCCAGCACCTACAGTTATGGTATAGTCCTGTACTGATACTCCCGGTGTTATAGTTTGCGTGCCACCTGCGCCACCGCCACCTGAGTAGCCTCCGCTCCAAGAACCGCCATTTGCACCGCCACCGCCAGCTACAATAAGTGCTGAAACTGAATTGCTTCCAGCGGCATTACCAGCGTCTGAAACCGCAAATGTTCCTGAAGATTTAAAGATGTGAACTTTGTAATCTCCTTCGGTAACTATTGTGCCTCCAGTTGCCGCAACATACGCGGCATTTGATTTACCATACCCATCCGACATTGAAATAGCACCAGAAGCATCGTCAAATAAAGTACGCACATTCGAGCCACCCATGTTAATAGTAGCTGTAGCTGTTAAACCAAGTTCTACGTTTACTTGCTGTAGGGATATTGGGTTTCCTGCCGATGGTAATGTCATGTGTTATCTCGCTTTCAATTCTTCAATCTCAGCTTTTAGTTCTTTAATAGCTTCAATTAAGTAGCCTGTAATATTACCGTAGTTTACACTTAGTGTACCCATTTCATCTTCTGCGGTGAGTACAAGTTCTGGTGCAACTTTCTGCATTTCTTGTGCAATAACACCTGATGAATCTTTGCCTGTTTCATTACGCACATAATGTACGCCTCGCATCTCGCTTACTTTAGATAGCGCATCAGGGATTGTAGTTATATTAGATTTTAGACGTTCATCAGAGAAAGCTGTAACATCGTTATTGAATGTTGCCGCGCCAGCCGCTGACATATCAAGGGTAAGGGCTGTGATTGTTGCTCCCCCGTCTACTCCTTTAAAGAACAAATCTGCATCATTTGAAGTAGAAAATATATCTGGCCCAGACCCTCCGTTTGTAACTCTTAAATACTCAGTTCCACCATCTTTAAAGTTGATATCACCACCATCAGCATCAAGAATAATATCTCCTGCGGTATCAACAGTGAAATTACCTCTAGGAGTTGCAAGGGTACAGTTCGCTGCCTGTGTAAATTTAAACGTTTCAGTTCCAGCATCTTTAATGCTGACATCTGCACCATCGGCATCAAGGATAATATCGCCAGCTACATCAAGTGTCATATCACCAGAAGACAGTGCAATCGTAGTGCCATCAATGTTGAAGTTATCAATGTCGATGCCAGCGTCTGCTGTGATTTTTCCTGCGGATACAATAGTTCCTGAGTTAGTAAAGTTACCAACCACATCAATTAAAGTGGCAGTAAGCTCAATTTCATCTGTTGCCGCAATATCAAGGACTGTAGCACTAGCACCCTGTATGAATTGGCTTGCATCATTAAAACATAATTTATTAGTGCTATTAAGTGTTAATCCTGTGCCATCCGTATGCGTTAAGGTGGTATCTGTATCTGCACCAAAACCAAGAACAGCGGAGTCTGAATTTAAAGTAAGATCATCACCAACCAACATGTCTCCAGCGTTTGTAAGAGCCGCAGTTTTAGTTGTACCCGCTAGATTAAGATCTGTTAAAACATCGTAGACCACGGCACCAGAACCCAGTCCGTCAGTCGCAATCATTTTTGTTTCACCCGCTAGGATAGCAACATTAGCACCACTTCCTTGTGTGAAAGTTAAAGTAGCCGCCGTTGCGTTTTCCATAATCCAAACTTTAGAAGATGTATTAGGTAAAATTGTTACTGTACAGGCTTGACCACCACCAGTAAGTTTAAGAGCCATGCTCCGATCTGCGTCCGAGGCACCATCAGCTATGGTTATATTATCTGTTGAGGCGTTAGCAATTGCTCGTGTCCCCCAACCGAAAGCTTGCCCAATTAATTCTAAGTTTGTGTTTGTTGTTGTGCCCCATGTTCCCGATTGATCGCCAGTAGCCATCTCGTTAAGTCTGAGGTTATTTACATATGTGCTTGCCATTGTGTGTTCCTTATGCCGCTATTTCGGTCCAATCAGGTGTTGTTGAGGAGGGGACTATTTTACCCCATACGTTTTCTTCTCCAATAAACCCAGTGCCTGTAACTCCTATTAATGTTAACACACAAGATGCTTGTATGTCTATAGTGCCTAATGCAGAAGTTCCAGAAACCCCCGTTGGCGATATTATTGATGTGTGTTCTGTCGTTACTGTTCCAAGAGCCGAAGTCATAGCAGGGACATTTGTAACGGGAGCACCTGTAGTAGATAGTATGTTATATACGAAAGGTGTATTCGCTGTTCCACCCATGCCACTATGATTTGTACAATAGTAATATAAAGTTGGAGCAAACTCTGGCACAGTTATCTCTGTATACGCACCCGCTTGACCAGGAGTTCCATTCACCGTTACTCCAGTGGTGTATTCCGAGCCTCCACCGTGTGATCCATTAGACGTAGTGGAAAATCGGAGAGGATGACCTGAATTAGAAGAGTCGGACTGATCAAACCTATAAGTGTTTCGCTCAAACAACTCTTGGGTTTGTTGCTGCACGCCATCAATAAAGTATTTATTCGCTGAACTTACTGATTGAACAGTCACTGTTTTTGTAATCGTTGTAGCAGAATAGCCACTAA